GTGCTGACCACGACATTTTTTCTCTCCATATATAATAAAACTGCAACAAAGGGATCAACATGGGACGCAATACCGAACGAGGGCGACTCACTCCAGAGGAGAGGAGCCAAATAATCAAACTCTATGAGAAGGGTGGACAAACATATCAATCCATCGCCGACCAATTCAAGGTCCACAAATCCACCGTGGCTCGAATACTCAAGCGGCCCAAACCAATCGTCTCCACATTGGACACGAGCACCACACCACAACAGCCAATCACCACCAATGATGATGGAGATGTGGAAGTGGATCCGGTTTTATTCCGTCAATACAAACTATGGGAGATCAGTCAAGACATTGAGGCGACTCGTCAACGTGGATCCCATCACGCGCTCCCACAGTTTCACCGTCTCCACCTTCAAGTCCATGATGAGTGGGTCCAACTCAAAAAGGAGATGGAGGAGTTTGACAACATGACCAATCCGGATGAGGTACTCCACCAGATCGCCATGGCGGTCCAAGGTCTCCCACCAATATTGAGAGATCGGTTGGAGTCGATGTTGGGTGGTGATCCAAAAGTCATCCACCTCAATCGTGGATCATGATGGACCTATCCAAACTCAAAGCCATCGCCAAAGGGACGTCCCAATTATTGGAGGAGTCCAAATCCAATCCGATGACCTTTTGGAGACCGACCTCCGTTCAGGAGCGAGTCCTCCGTGATCCAGCCCGGTTGGTACTCCTTCGAGGTGGCAACCAAATCGGAAAAACGGCGGTGGGAGCATATGAAACAATATGTCATTGTATTGGCCGTCATCCTTACAAACAAGTCCCACCACCACCAATCGAGGCGTGGGTGATTTGTCACTCATGGGAACAATCACGAACCATCATGGGTAAGTTTCACGAGTTGGTCCCAAAAGGAGAACTCCATCCGGATGTTGAGTTTGTCCATGGGAAGGGCTACCGAGGAACGGGAGCGCCAATAGTCCGCTTCAAAAACAATAGTTTGGTCCGGTTCAAAACAACCAATCAAGGGACTTTGGGATTGGCCTCCGGTTCCGTCGACTATATATGGGTTGACGAGCCTCCACCGCCGGTGGTCTTTGGAGAGTTGAGAGCCCGTATCACTCGGACCAATGGACGGATGTTGTTTACACTGACACCCATTGGAGCCCCGGTCCACTATCTCAAACAAATGGTCACGGATGGTGTGATATCGGAACATGTTGGAGTCATGAGTGTGGAGAACACCACACCCAAGGGATGCAAACCGATGATGACGGAGGAGGAGATCGACTCATTGAGGATGTCATATCTCCCTATTGATAGAGACGCTCGAATCAATGGAGACTGGGATGGTGGAGTCCCTGAGGGCCGGATCTTCGATAAATTTACGGATGACATGATCAGTGACCTTACACCGGATCCAGACCGTGAATATATTTGGACCATTGGCATTGACCACGGTCATGACATCGCGTCTCAAGTCGCTCTCCTTTGTGCTGTGGATGTAACCAATCAATCAAAGCCGGCCGTCTATGTGGTGGATGAGTATATCGCGAGTGGAGCCAAAGCCGAGAAGCACGCCAAATCTATATTGGCCATGATCAAACGTAATGGATTGGAGTTGGCAAATATCCAACGTTGGACCGGTGACCGCTCTCATGGTGGGTCAAAACAAAACGGAGGACGGATGTCCAATACGATGTTGATGGCTGGTTTCAATCACGTTTTGAAGTATCCAAAAGGTCAACTCCCCTTCTCAATCCGGACAGCACACAAGCCCAAATTTAGTGTATATTATGGATGTCAATCCATACATGAGTTGATGTGTGACAACCGGTTTCAAATATTCCCACGATGTGAGAGGACAATCAAATCTCTCAAATATTGGGCGTTGAAAAATTCGGGCGTTATGGATACAATGAGTGAGTGGAAGCATACAATCGACGCGTTGAGATATGCGGTCATGCCCATCATAGATGTCCAATATCGCTCTCCAAAAACCTCCAAATTGAGATTCCGATGATCACCCAATCCAATATCCCTCCTCTCCCAGTCCAAAAAGATCCAGCCACCCAAAGGAGAGTTGAACACACCGCGCTCCGAAAACGGATGTTGACGGGGATGTGGTTACAAGATTTGATTGACTCCATTGGAGATCACATTCCACAATCACGTCAAGCGGCGTGGGGTGTTCCGGACATGTCCTCCAATATATTCAAGGCCGCCACAAGTGCTCTATGTGGTTTGTATATGGAGCCGCCATCCATTGGAGTCAATGAGACCACAGCCGGTGAGACGGATGGATTGGTTGGACGCAATGGATTGGTAAACAAAGCCGGGTTGTGGCCTCTCATGCAACGTGTCCAGTTTTACACATTGGGATTGAGAGAGACATTTTTGAGAGTGGACATCACGGATGATGGTCAAGGTTTGTTATATCGGATCGTGACACCGGAGATGGTGGAGGCGATGGCGAGCGCCGGAGATCCTTCAAGACCTCACACCATCAAAGAGACCCGGTTGAGATTTTGTGAGTTGTGTACAAAGTATGAGTGGACGGTTGACCATCTCTCCATTGAGGATCCAAACAATCCAATCTATGAGATATACACTATCAACTCAAATGGTGAGCGTGATGAGGATGTGACCGAAAAGTATTTGACATCCAACATGAGTGGAGAGTCATATCCATATCGTGACTCCAATGGGGCTCCCTTCCTTCCATATTCTTTGTATCATGCGGAGATCCATGGTGGACTATTTGATCCATACAATGGGAGAGAGGTTGTGGAGGGTGCTCTCAATGCTAGTGTCCTTTATACCTATTTCCTCCACCTCTCGCGCGATTGTTCACACCCACAGCGTTATATTTTGGGAGCCATGCCGGCCGGGATGGATGTATTGGATAACAACCTCGACTCACGCCGCGCCGCCATCGCCACGGATCCCGCGTCCATATTGGTATTTTCACCGGATCCGGATTTGTTGGCCGGTCAAAATCCACAGATTGGACAATTCCAAGCCGGTGGAGATGTCTCACAAATGTTGGAGGCTATCACAGTTTATGAGAGACGGTTGGCAACATACGCCGGTATCAATCCAGCGGATGTCCAAAAGATGTCCGGAGATCCTCGCAGTGGTTACGCCATCGCCATCTCACGCTCCTCATTGAGAGAGGCTCAAAGAAAATTTGCTCCGTCCTTTCGGATAGCAGATATCCACACGATGGAGATCACCGCCAAAATCGCCAATCGATATTTGGGGACATCATATCCGGAACACGGGTATAGGATTGAATACCACGCCATCCCACTCTCACCAACGGAGTCCAAAGAGCAACGTGAGAACATGTTGGCACTATTGGCCGCCGGTCTCATCTCCAAAGTGGACGCCATCAAAATCCTCCATCCTGATCTCGATGACATCGACGCCAAACGGATGTTACTCAAAATACAACAGGAAAATCTAACATTTTAACACAAAACACAAGGGAATAAACCATGAGTAAAACAAAGATCATAGAGGGTGTCGAGTACATCCAAAAAGAACATGTGGACGAGATTGTCCGTCAACGGATCGCCAAATACTCGGAGCGACTAGCCCAAACGGAGTCCAAGTTGGGAGAGTACGAGTCACAGTTGGATGAGGCCAAGTCCAAAATGGGATTGGTGGACAACCTCACAAGTCAAGTGGAGTCCCTCCAAGGTGAACTCAAGACGTCCAACTCACGATATGAACGTCACACCACCATCTCACAGTTTGGAATCAATGACGGTGATGTGAGAGATATGGTTGAGTGGCAATATGACCGGGCCATGAGTAACCTCCCCAAAAAGGATCGAGTCGATTTGGGACAATGGTTGGAGACAATCAAAACGGATCCCACAACCGCCCCAAGCACGTTGAGACCATTCTTTGAGACTCAAACGGATACTCAAACGGATCCAACCTCAAACGAGCCTCCACAGCCGTCTCAAGGACTCCAACAGACACAACCACAACTCACTCCACCACCATCCTCCAACCGTGGTGTCCAATCTCAACCCACAGCGGCTCCCAATGATTTGTTGAGCCGGGCCACGGATCCAACATTTTACTCTCAAAATCGAGAAGCAATCCGAGAGGCGTATTATTCGCGACTGGGTCAAACTCCACACAAGTTTTGAGAGGTGATGGATGGCCACGTTTAAATATTCGGACGGTGCTGGGATACCCAACCGCCATGATTTTACAAACCTCTCCACCATCTCCGTGACTCATGGATTGGGCTATACACCCAATGTATGGATCGTCATCAATGGTGAGGTTGTGTTTGGTGATATCACCTATAATAATCTATTGACATTTACTGTCATTTTCGAGACGGTGGAGACTGGGGTGATATATTACAGGTGATCCACTCCCATGGTGGATCCAAGTTAACTATTATCCCCAAGAGGTATACCCATGGCTCAAAGATTTTTGGCTCCCGAACTGATCGCCGAAGGCGTTATAAAACAAAAAGGAACAGTATCACACGATCAACATTTGATCACTCGTGGATATTTGCACTCAAATGTAATCAACTCAATCCACGCGGACAGCGCCAATTATCTGGAAGTTGTAGCCGATGGCGGTATTAATAAACTGAAGGTCAAGCCATTGACCGTGACGGATGTGACTGTCAACTCATCGCAATCATCACTCGCCAACTTCGTGTCCAATGTGTACACCGGGTCAAACTTCCAAGAGGGTGACATTGTATTTTTGACGGCGACGTCTCCGATTGAGTCATACATCCACAACGGTGGGACCGCTGGAAACGCTGACGATTGGGATTTGATAAACAGTGGTTTGAGTGACGCTCAAATCCGAGCGAAGTTTTCGGCTAGTGCTGGCATTAATTACAACGCTTCAACGGGTGAATTTACAGCAGACCAAACCGAGATAAAAGGATTTTTCTCGGCTGGGACCGGATTGGCTTATAACGCCACTAGTGGTGAGTATTCTTTGTCTGCTACCTCGGATCAAATCTCCGAAGGGTCAAACAATCTATTCCACACGACCGCTCGCGCTCGCGCTAGTATCTCAGTGGATGCGGCTGGTTTGAATTACAACTCATCAACTGGTGTGATCACGTTGACGGCCGATACGTCCCAAGTGAGCGAGGACTCAAGCGCGTTATATTTCACTCAAGCGAGAGCCCGTGGATCGGTCTCATTGGGCGCGGTATCGTCTCCGGATGTACAACTACTCCAATACAACTCCACCAATGGTGAGTTTAAGGTTGAGGCGAGTGATGTATTCGCACAATTCGCGGCCGGTACTGGTCTCAGTTATGCGGATGGTGTTTACACGTTGAACGCCAACACCTCACAAGTGAGCGAGGACTCGAGCGCGTTATATTTCACTCAAGCAAGATCAAGAGGATCAATCTCAGTGGATGCGGCTGGTTTGTCTTACAACTCCGGAACTGGTGTAATCACTTTGACGGCCGATACGTCTCAAGTGAGCGAGCACTCAAGCGCGTTATATTTTACCAACGCGAGAGCACAAGCCGCTATCACAGCCGATCCAGCCGCTGGAAACCTTGCCAGTGTCTCAGGTGGTCAAGTGTTGGTTGCTTTGTCATCCCTTCGTAAAGGTTTTGGCAATCAAACATTGGTAGCCAATACCGGGTTGGCATTGACTCACAATCTCGGTGAGCGATTGGTCCACGTGAGTGCAATGGATGGAAGTGGGAACAAGGTTGAACTTGAGATCACTTACACCAACGCCAACTCAGTCTCAGTCAAATCAACTGTTGGATTGACTGGGATTGACATCGCCGTATCAATCTAACCGATACACCCAACCCCACATTTGGAGTCACTCATTTGGGTGGCTCCTTTTGTTTTTTACTTCGATCTATTGATGACGATGTGGAGGGTAGATGATCCGGATTGGGTAGCCACCAAAAGGACTCGATTGGATTGACGTCCAATCTCCATGGGTATCTCCAAAAGGTTATTGGCTGGGATAAATACATAATCGGTCACACCACCGCTCCCAAACAAGTCTCCATCACTTCCATCATTGGCACAATACAAAGCCGCCGGGCTACCAATGGAGACCGCCGTGGCTCCATTTGGGAGGATGATTTTTGTGGCGGTGTTGTCGATGTTGTCTATGGTTTTGAATTTTGGATATGTGTTGACGTTTGACAGGTCATGAGTGGCCATGGTTGACTCCCTTTGTTGTGAAAATGACATGTGATGTAATTGTGATAACACCATATCATAAAAATGGGTATACTACACCCAACCACATATCTCCACCACGGTGGATGATGGGAGTTGGTTATTGTCGGATAGGAGCGCAACCGTCAACAGCGTAAAACCCGACCCATCCAAAACAAAACCAAACCAAAAATTGTGAGAAAATACAATGTCAACTATTGATTATTCAACGCTCGGTAATTTACGCCTTGCGGCTATGATTGAAAACGAGGTCCGCGCCATCCTTGCAGACCAAGCCTCTATCCGTAACTCCGGAGCGCTCCTATTCGCTGGGGACGTCGCTGGAATCGGCTCTAAAGTAATGCGCATGCGTTATGCAAACTGGGGAGCGGCTACACCATTCGCAACTGCGAGCGATGGTGGAGAGGTGTCTGAAGCAACGTTAACTCCGTCAACCGTAGATATCACCGTGGGGCGCTCGGCTTTACGTTACGACATCAGTGATCTCGCCGCTATGACCGGGCTGGGTATGGACATAGATCCATTCTCATTGGCCAACAAAATGGCGATGAGTGCAGAGGCACGAATCAACGGGATCATCACAGCGACTTTCGCCGCCGCCACCAACTCAGTTGGGACAAGTGGTGTGGACATGAGCGTTGATGATTTTTATGACGCGATGTTCCAATTGGAGAGCGAGTCAAACAATGGAGATTTCTATTGTATACTTCACCCACAACAGTTGAGTGATCTCCGTGACTCTCTTCGAAGTGAGTCCAATAACGCTCTCGCATTCTCACCAGCAACCGAGGACATGTTGGCCATCAAAGGTCAAGGTTTCGCGGGTCGCTTTGGTGGAGTAGATATTTTCAAATCTAGTTATGTAACAGAGGCAACCGGTAACAAAATCGGAGCCATGATGTCTCGTGGTGGTATCGCTTACGCTGTTGGAACTCCACGTCCGTTGGCTGGTGCTGGTGTTGAGATTCGCCCAGCGGGGACACCGGTTGTAATCGGCTTCCAACGTGACGAATCCAAGGGACTTACCGAGGTTGTAGGGCATTTGTACTGTGGAGCGGCGATCACAGAAGACGCTCGAATTGTCAAGATTGTTACAGACGCTTAATTTGTCATGATGAGTGGGTGGAGGGTTTTCAATTCCCTTTGTCCTTCCATTCACTCTCCTTTTTTGGAGAGTGGGTGGTATCATCAAAATCATAAACACATATCAACAAAGGGATAAACGATATGAGCACATTCACACCAACGACATGGACCGGCTCCAAAACCGCCGCCCAAAATCCAAAACTTAAGGTATTTCCAAATGCTCCTTTTTATTTACTCCACCACGCATTCTCATGGGAGATTGTGGAAGTATCGGAGGGAGATTGTGAGTGGTTACCAACATTTGGACAACTCTTTGAGATCGCAGGGGTTAATGGTGTTGAGGATACACCAAACGGACCGGACTCCACCATGAGTCGGATGAGATTGATGGACAATGGTCAAACCGTCATCGATCGTGAGTTTGGATATGTGGCACGATATGAGACCACATATGGTGGATATTACTATTGTATGAAGTGGGATGTCCCAAAGGTCATCGGATCAAAAGTATTTTGGAACAATGATACAAATGGATACAACGAGTGGAGACGTGAGTTGGTTGGATTGGGTATCATTGACAAACCGGAGATCGAGGTCATCCAATCCAAAATCGCTTTGTTGGATAGAAAGATCGACCGCCGTCTCAAACTCCAACACATCCCAGAGATCAAAAAGGAGATTGATGGTTTGTACGCTCTCAAAAAACAAATGAGAGAGAGTTTTGAGGCCATGCACAAACCAAAGACCAAATCCAAGTCAAAATCAAAGGGAGCGTGATTATGTCTATTTCAAGAGAACAGGTGGAGAGAGTCACCAATCGGATGTATAAGGACGCCAAAAAGAGCGGCCGAGATGTCTCACGTGAGACGGTACGTCAGGAAGTAGTCAAACGAGCCCAAAACCAAAACAATAAAAAATCCAAATAGGAGGCTGTCATGGCTTATAACGGTAAACCCTTTTTCAAAATCCCCCGTCCACTTTTGTTGGCTGGTGGATTGGATGTCCGGACAATCTCGGACGGTATCACACTCACGGACAAAGACTCATTATTCCAAATCATTGATTGTGGTGGAAGTGATGAAAATGTAATCCTCCCGGCTCAAAAAGATGGCCGTGTTTATGTGATCTCCAATGTTGGTGGGACAAACAATTTGAGCGTCCAAAACAATCTAGCCGTTGAAAAAGTCAACCTCGCTCCAAATGAGATCGCGGTGTTGGTGTCATCGGATACGGTTTGGTATGTTCTTTTAAATGTTAATAACATCTAAGGATAAACGATGGCAACCGAGAGATTATACGCGCCGCGTATCCGGATCCATGAGGTACTTGAGAGATCGCGTGGGTGTACTGTGGACCTCCCTATCTATAGGGATGGATCATTGGTATCACCCACCGCGGCCTATTTCAGACTTCAAGATCCCAATGGTAATGACGTCATATCTCGGACATCCGTGTCTATCATCGCCAACGTGGCAACATACACAATCTCACCAAGTGAACTCCCAACCACACTCTCATTGGATGACGGATATCTCCAATATTGGGAGTTGACGATTGGTGGAGTGGTCCACACCTTCAAAAAACCCACCGCCATCGCGTTGAGTGCTTTGTATCCGGTGATCAGTGATTTGGATTTGGAGGCGGAATACTCGGATCTCGCTTCCATCCGTCCATCCTCATTGGGATCCAGTTATCAAACGTACATTGATGAGGCGTGGGTCCAACTCATCCAACGGGTGAGAGACCAAGGGAATATTGAGTATTTGATCATGTCTCCACAATCGTTGAGATCATGCCATAAAAACCTCACCTTTTATCTCATATTCAAGGACATGGACTCAAGTGGATTGGGAGAAGGACGCTATCTTGATTTGGCCAAAACCCATCGAAAAGAGATGGAATTTGACTTTAAGCGGTTGAAGTTCACATATGATCAAAACCAAGATGGCAAGGTGGACGACAAAAATGGCCGCCGTGCCAATATCGGAGTCATATACACCAGCGCCCCTCCCATATGGTATCGGAGACGCTAGATGATTGTATCACTTGCCACAATACGTCAACGATTCGCCACAATGATTGACAGTTTGAGCGGATTTGATGA